ATTGCGTCGGCGATCGATACCCAAGGCCCACCCATGATCAAAACAGTCTCTGGCGTCGAAATGGAGGCCATCGGTGAATCGCACTGAGCTTGTAGCAGCCGTCCGTTCCTACCTGAACAGGCCGGACCTTCCTGCTGCCGACATCACGACCATGATTCAGTCGGTCGAGGGGGAACTGAATCGGGCCTTGAAAGAACACCCGCGGAACATCCGCCGGACTTCTTTCACCCTGCTGGCGGCGAATGACGGCCTGCTGTCCATGCCGTACGACCTGATGCAGTTGATCAACCTGCGGGACGCGAATGGCAACCTGAATCAGTACCCGTTCGACGGCAGGGATCAGGCGCAGGCCGATGGCCACGCCTTCATCATGCGCGGGATGGTTGCCGAACTCTTCCCGGCGCCGATCGTTGATACGTCCTACACGCTCGACTACTACGCCGCGCTTCGGCCGCTGGCGGGTGATTTTGACAGCAACTGGGTGTCCAACTACTTCTCCGACCTGTACCTGTACGGGGTGCTGAAGGAATCGGCGGTCTATCTGAAGAACGACGCCCGGCTGGCCCTATGGCAGCAGGAATTCCTTCGTCGTCTGGACGGGGTAATCGGGCAGGGATGGGGCCAGAACATTTCTACCATCCCGAGAATCCGCATTGGCTGACTGCTGGCTCCCGTCGGCGCCGCCGGATCAGGTATGGGCCGACCTTCCACCGACCCCGCCAGTCACGGTTTTCGACGACTCTGCGATCGCCTGCATTGCTGTCGCCTGCTTTGCTGTCGCATGCATGCCAAAGCCAGAGCCGAATTGGATTGACGACGGATATGGGCCGATCTTCGTCTGTGGTGAGGTTTAGAAAGGGGTGGGATGATGGACAAGCCGATTTTTGTGGATTACGAAACGAAGATCTGCTCGGCGTATTTGAATGCCGTGGCTGCTACCGTCTGGGATGCGCTCGGGCAGGCGACGAACCCGCAGGAGGCCCGGCAGTTCATCGGCGCCGTCGAGGAAGCGCCGCAGAACGGATCAAGCTATGCCCGCCAGAACGCCCAGTGGGTCCAGATTCAGGTGGGGAACCTGCACAACGACCTTACCGGCCGTTCGGCGCCTGACGCCCACCCGGTATCGGCCATCACCGGCCTGCAGGAGTCGCTTGACCAGATCAACCTCGACCTCTCCGGAAAGGCGCCGGCCAGCGCCGGCACCGCGGCCGGGACGAGTTTTTCGCCGACCGGATCAATTGCCGCGACGAATGTGCAGTCTGCACTTGCTGAGGTCGACGGCGACGTGGTCGCGAATACCGGGGCCATTGTCGCGCTGAACAACTCCCTGAATCTGCTCGACGCCGCGGCGGTGAAGAAGTCCTCCCTGACTGGCGCTGCTTTCATCCCTGCCGGAACGACGGCGCAGAGGGATACCGCGCAGCTTGGAGCGTTCCGCTACAACACCCAGACCAACAATTTCGAGGGGCTTTCGAACGCCGGATGGGGGCAGGTGGGCGGCGGCCAGATGTATGGAAATGCCGCAGTCAAGGCGATCTTCTACAACGCCCAAAGCATCGCCGAGAACATCGACGTGCTGGCGGGGCAGAATGGTCTTAGTGCGGGTCCGGTGACAGTCGAGAACAGCTTCACCGTGACGGTTGTTAACGGTTCGACATGGACGGTGGTCTGATGACAACGAAAATATCGGGAACGGACGGAATTGATGTTGCGCAATTGAGAGCGGCTGACGGTGATCCTGTTGCGATGACAATCAGCAGTGCGGGTGTTGTAGCATTTCCACAAACACCAGCCACAGAATCAATAAGAGGCTTCTTTCAGGCCAAGACAGCGGCCGATCAACTCTTTACTTCAGGTAATCTTATCAAAGTTAGCCTCACAGAAACATTTGATCAGGATGGGTGGTTTAACAGCCCTTCTGGTCATCGCTATACCCCGCAGATCGCCGGCTATTACCAATTCTTCGCGAATCTGTGGATGTCGGCTACCGGAAACATCACAACCCACCAAGCCTATTTTTACAAGAATGGCGTCACCACCAACCAAGGTGCTCTCATGTCAGATGCCTCCGGTAGTGGAAAGATCGTATCAATTAGTGCGGTCATCTATCTCAACGGAACGACCGACTACGTTGAGCTTTTTGCTGCCATCACGGGTACTTCTCCGCAGATTCTTGCTGCCGGGACGTACTTTAGCGGCTCACTGCTGAAAGCTGCCTAACATGTCACTTCTCAAATCCATCAAGCAACAACTTGGCCTTGGCCCTGCTGCCGAGAATATGTCTCTTGTTCGGCAACTGCTCAACTACGACCCAGAAACAGGCGTGTTTATTTGGGCCGTCCATCGTAATACCAACAAAGTTCTTGGTCAGGTAGCCGGATTCGTGAATAGCAAGGGCTATCGGGTCATTAAGATCGGTGAAAAGGCATACAAGGCACATCGTATTGCCTTCCTGTGGATGACGGGACAGTTCCCGCTTGATCAAGTAGATCACATCAATGGGGACAAATCAGATAACCGTTGGTGCAACCTGCGCGAAGCATCCAACGGAGAAAATCAACGCAATGTATCTCGGCGTGGTGTTTCACTGCATCACGGAAAATGGAGAACTTCAATTCAAGTTGATGGGGAGCGAATCACCGTCGGAAGATACGACAGTGAGGTAGAGGCCATGGCAGCATACGCTTCAGCGAAAAGGCTGCACCATGTTGAATATGTTGGGGGTGTGCAATGAGTATGATCAAGTCGATTTTTCAGCAACTCGGCCTCGGCCCCGCAGCGGAAGACCATCATTGGGATGGGAGCGTTCCGAACCAATTGACGCTCAAACGGGGGACGAAAGACGCGCCGGGGGCTACCGTATTCTCCGCACAGTCAGGAGTTCCCATGTTCCCTGTCCTTGGCTCCTATGCCGATGACGTTGCTGCTGCTGCCGGTGGAGTCCCTGTCGGCGGGCTGTATCGCACCGCTTCTGCCGTGAAAGTGAGGGTCGCGTAATGTCTCTGTCACTCAAAGCCAACGCCGCTGGCACCCAAGGCGAAATCCAACTGAATGGCGTTCCCGCCCTGCAAATCGACTCCCTGACGAGCACGATCAAGGCGCTTGCGCCCTATCTGCTGGTCGGCACCGAAGTAGTCAGCAACGCAAATGGAGTCGCCATCAAATTCCCCGATGGCACAATGATCTGCGTCACTTCAAGTTCGGTCGTGTCCGGCGCTTGGACCCCGACCACTCCTGCTGGCGGAGCATTCGCCAGCTTCGGCGGGCTTAACAACTACCCTGTGCCGTTTGTCGGAAGCCTTCCGAGGGTCATGGCATGGGGCAATGAGCAGGATATTTCAGCGCGGTCGGCTTATGTGAGCAACGTAACCACGACCCTCAATGCAGTGTCAGGGGGCTTTTTCTCTGCCCCTTGTGTTCCGACGAACCAAGCCGCAACTACGATCACAGCCCTTGCGGTTGGCAGGTGGAAGACATGAGATACTTCGTCATCCTCCTGCTCGCCGGTTGCTCGACCAACCTCGTCTTGCCCGTCGCCCAGCCGAACTTGCAGACCATCAATCTCGGGATGCCGAATTGCTCAATGGACTGCCACACGACCCAGACCGCAACGCAGAGCATTGGCCCCGGTGATGTCACGTGAGCGACCGTCAAGAACACGAACACCCGCACTGAATCGACTTCCATTGGAGCGCCAAATTGAGCCAATCCGTGAAACTCCCTGATATTCCCGTTCCCGGCACGGGAGTTATTTTGACAAACGTGCAAGTAACCGTTGAACCGATGCTGCCGAAGGATACAATCCAAATGGCAATCATCAACTGGATTGTTCGAAACTACCCACCCAAATAGGAGGCTTCAAATGAAACACCTTTTCCTTGCCATTCTGGCTTTCTTCTCGGTCCATGCTTTTGCGGCTGATGCAAACCTATTCGTCGGCGGGGTCAATGCGACCGCGGCCGGCGGTTCCCTCGCCGGATCCACGAGCCTTTCCGCTGCTGCTCAAGGTGGCGCGGCCCTGACCGGCGGCGCGGCATTGACCGGACAGACCTCTTCGGCCGGCGGTACCGTGACCCCGAATGGCGTTGAAGTCTCGCAATCCAGCCTTGCCGGCGGCGGCTCCCTGTCGGGCGCATTGGCTCAGGGCAACGCAGCCGGGGCGACATCGGCTACCGGCGGATCTGCCGGATTCGGCTTTGCTGAGGGGGCATTCCGCACCATCGGCATTCAAGTCAATCCGCAGATCAACCAGTAACCGGGACGGGGGGAGGATTCCCCCCACAGGAGGAAACATGAAGCACTTCATTTTCGCGATTCTGGCGCTTTTCTGCCTTCCGGCTTTCGCTGATTCGGCCGCCCTTGCAGGGTCCGTTTCCGGGGCGACGGCGCTGTCAGGATCCTTGTCTGAGGCCCAACAGCGCAATGTCCAGAACATCACCGTCAATGGGGCCGCAATCCCGACCAGCACCTATACCCAAGTCGATCACACCGGCACGAGTACGGTCAAAACTACGCCGCAGGTATACGCGCCGCCTGTGGGAGTTACGGCTCCTTGCCGTGTGGCCTTTGCTGGTGGCATTAGCGTTGTCGGCGTTGGCGTTGCTGGCGGCGGGTCTGTGGGTGATTCCCCTTGTAACCTTCGGGAACTGAGCCGTCTTTACCATGGCATCGGGAACCCGGCAAAGGCTGTCGCCGTTGCTGACGCGGCCCTCGCGCTGGAGTGTCAGGACGAAGCGGTTGCCAAGGCTCTGGGCGGTCTTTGCCAGCCCGCAGCAGGCCAACTTCCGGCCCCGGTTGCGGCGGCTCCGGTTGTCGAGCCTGTCAGGGTTTCCAAGGCCCCGGTGTGCTACGAAACAACGGACGCCATGGGCATCAAGACCACGCGCTGCCCGAACTGATCATGCCGAGCAAATCACCCTCTCAGGCCCGCATGATGGCGGCTGCCGCCCACTCCCCCAAGTTTGCCGCCAAGGTTGGAATCCCCGTCAAGGTCGCCGCGAAATTCAACCGTGCTGACGTGAAGACTGGGATTCTAAAGAAGGCTTCGAAGCGGCCACGCTGAAAGGATAGACATGCCGCGCCAGCGCATTTCCGATCTCGGCTCAGTTGGCCTGCTGAGTGACCTTGTCCCCTCCATGGCGCCGCCTGCGGCATGGACCGGGATGATCAACTGCACGACGAACGACAACTCGATTCAGTCAGTTCGGGGCGAGCGCAAGTTGTTCGATCTGCAGATAAAGCCGGTCTTCCACACTGCCTATCAGGATCCGGGCGGCCGGTGGTTCGTGATCGTTTCCGACGGCGTTGCGGTGCATGCCGTGGATTTGATCACAAAGACGGCGAAGGTCATCACGCCGGCCGGGGATGCATGGGCTAGCGGCTTCATTTCCTTCGCCAACCTGAACGGCGTTCTGGTGGTCAACAACGCCATGGAGGGGATGTTCTACTGGGACACCGGGGCGGCCCTTCCTGCTGATCAGATCCTGAAACCCTGCCCGGGATGGGATGCTCAGTGGCGGTGCGAGTACGTCTGCGCCTACCGGTACTATCTGGTCGCGCTGAACATGACCGAAGCCGACGTGAACTACAAGCACAAGGTCAGGTGGTCGAACTCCGCACAGGAGGGAGATCTACCTACCGAGTGGGTCGCGGCGACGTCAAACGATGCCGGCGATGATCTTCTCGGCGAGTCGGGCGGGGCGATCGTCGGCGGCGCCTTGGTCCGTGACTCGCTCTACATCGTCAAGGAAGACTCGATTTACGCAATGTCGTGGATTGGCGGCGAGTACGTCATGCGTGTCGACCGGCTGAAGTCTGGCGTCGGCACCCGGATCAAGCGCGGCTTCTTCCCGGCGATGGGCGGGATTATCGTCTTTACCTCTTCCGACTGCCTGTACTTCGACGGCCAGAACGCGACAAGCATTGTCGACATGCGGATCCGCCGGACGATCTTCGACACCCTGTCGGAGGAACTCTGGGAACTGTCCCAAGTCTATGTCGCCCAGACGACGAGCCAGATCTATGTTTCAGGCGCCCGGGCAGGCGCGATCAACCTGTCTGACGCCTTCGTGTTCAACTACGAAGAGAAGACTTGGGGCCATCGCCGGCTGGTCAATTCGTACGGCTTCGACACCATTTTCGTGACCGATGCGGTCGGCACCCTGACGTGGGACGAGCTTGGCACTCCGGCTCCAACTTCAGATCCGTATCCGAGCTTTGTCGGCGGCCAGCCGTGGGACGAACAAACCGACGGGACTTGGAACAAGGGCGTATATCAACCCTCTGTCCCTGACACGATCGTCTATGAGTCGAATGACTCCGATACGGCGTGGTGGGTGTCCGTGCTTTCGTTCGAACTCGGCAACTCTGACGGGACGCCGAAATACTGCATGGCCGAACGGATTGGCCTGCCGATCGGCAGTGCTGACAACATGGCGATGATCACCGAGGTCTGGCCGGAGGCTGTCGGCAGCGCGACAATCCAGATTTCTGTCGGAGGACAGATCTCTGAGGGCGGAACAATCAACTGGGACGGTCCTTACGATTTCGTCGTCGGGAAGCAGGCGTCAATCAAGCCCCGTGTCACTGGCAGATTCGTCGGCATCCGTGTGGAAAGCCAGACCATTCAGCCATGGCGGCTCGGGGCGCTTACCTACGACTTCGAACCGGCCGGTGAACGCTGATGCCTCGCGGTACCGTCAATTCCAGATACACGCCCTCGCACATCCCTGAAGTAGGAAATGTCGAGCTTCAGGAATGGCTTCGCCGGGAACTGCGGTCAATCCAGACCGGAATCACTGGGGCGCAGGATTTTGAAGTGCTGCACGCGCCTCCCGAGAAACTGCGTGAAGGCATGGTACGGTATGCAGATGGAACCCTGTGGAACCCCGGCGGCGGCAAGGGGCTTTACGTTTACAATGGGACGACATGGACCAAATTGTGACCCCTCTGCTGATTCGCTGCGACCCGCGGCTACCCGGGGTCTGGCCTGTGCTGTCAGGGTATCTGCAGAAGGCGATTGACGAAAGTGGTTGCGTCAGGGACTGGACAATCGAGGACGTTTTCACGCTCTGCGCCCTTGGCCAATGTCATCTGTGGGCGCTGGTGGCCAAGGATCTCTTCTTTGGCGCATGCGTTACACAGATCACCCAGTACCCGCGCCGCAAGGTGATGGATGTTTTGCTGATCGGCGCCGAGCCTCACAGCGAAGAAATGTGGTCACAATGCTTCGAACAAATGAAGTCGATTGGCCAGATGTTCGGGGCTTCGTCAATCTCCGGTACCGGCCGGGACGGGTGGTTTCGCAAACTTGACGCCGATCGTCGGCGCTACGTAATCGAAGTGGATATTTAGGAGGCCAGAATGGGCAGCGGCGGCGGCAAGACAACTTCTACCGGCAATCAACTACAGCAATCCTCTCTGACGCCGAATGCGGCGATGTCGCCCATTCTGGGTTACATGGGAGCGCAGGGGCAGGCGCTGGCCGATCAGCCGGTCGGCTTCTTCCCGGGGCAAACCTATGTCGGCCCTTCGGGTTTGACTCAACAGGCCGTCGGCGGCATGGCGAATGCCGCACAGGGGATGCAGCAGGGCGGCAACATGATGCAGGCGGCGGCCATGGGCGGCTACGGGGCGCTTCCCGGTATGATGGGGCTGAACAATCAGGCGATGGGCAATTACGGCTTCCTGTCGAACGCTGCCGACGTCGCCAACAACCCATACGCCCAGAACATCCTCGCGCAGAACCAGAGGACGGCGCAGCAATCCTTGCAGAACATGATGCCGGCGATCAATCAGGGGGCGCAGAGCGTGAATGCCATGGGGTCATCGCGCCAAGGCCTGATGCAGGGCAAGGCGATCGGCGACGTCACGAACAACCTGCTGAACACCAACGCCAACATGATGGGCAGCATGTACGGGCAGGGTCTGGGAGCGCAGCAGAATGCCTTGGGACAAACTGGGGCAATGATGGGTAATCTTCAGGCGCCAACGAACTGGGGGGCGCAGCTTGGCCAGATGTACGGGCAGGGCGCCCAGATGCAGAACCAAGGCGCTACCACGCTTGGCGGCGCCGGACAGATGGTCGAGGGCTACCAGCAGAAGGCGCTTGACGACGCCATGCAACGTTACGGCTACCAGTTCCAAGAGCCGTGGCAACGGATGCAGAATCTGCAACAGCTTACGAACGCTTTCCAGCCCTACGGCCTGCAGCAGGGTACCGGCCAGAGCCAGCAAACCGGAACGGCGAGTAGCGGGAACCAGAACCTGCAGACTGCGGCTTCCGTGGTCGGTACTGGGCTGATGGTGGCCGGCATGATGTCCGACCGGCGGCTGAAGCGGAACATCAAGCAAATCGGCAAGACGAATGCCGGATTCAACATCTACTCGTGGGATTACGTCTGGGGCGCCCCGGGAGTTGGCGTGATGGCCGACGAGGTTCCAGCGGAGTGGCGCATCAAGCACCAGTCGGGGTATGACATGATTGACTATAGCCAAGTGAGGTAGAGATATGGGCAGCGGTGGAAAAAGCAAGCAACAGCCGGTACCGACGATCAACGCGCCATCATTCAACACGGACCCGTCCGCATACCGGAATCTGGGGTATCAGCAAACCCCGAACCCCTACACGGCACAGGGCAAGCCGGCATGGATGCAGGGCTACTTCGATGACACGTCTTGGGGCCGTGCTGCAGCGGACCCGAGCGTGCAACTGACACATGAAATGCTCGGGCCGAACGGGGCAGGAGCGTTGAATCAGGCGGTCTATGGGAACGCCCCTGAAGCCTTGCGCGGAAATCTTCAGCCCGGCCCGCAACAGGGCGGCGGGCTGGCTCAGGCCGGCGGCGGGATGCCTGCCGGCGCGGTACCGCCGAGCATGAATCCGAAATCCCCATACGGGATGGGAATTGCTCAGATGATGGCCAATGACCTTGCCAACGACCCGTCATTGAATGACCAGAATCCTGCTGCCGTCGCCCACAATCAAATGCTGAATGCGCAAATGATGGGCATGCGGAACATGCCGAATTACGGTGAGCCAAGATGACCCCGTTCGAACAGTACCTTGAGCGCATGAGGCAGGCGCAGAATCAGCAAAACGTCCTGCAAGGATTCCAGAACGATCCGTTCGGCCCGGGAAGAATGGCGCCGAGCCAGCCGTCGCCGATCGGCCCGCAGGGATTCCAGCAGGATCCGTTCGGCACGACGGCGGGGGGATTCCGCGCTCCGGACCCATGGCAGGATTTCCAGTTCCAGCAGAACCCGAATTCCGCGACCCCTCCCCAGATGGGGATTGCGCCCGGCGGCGATGCGATTCCGCAGTCCTACATGGACCCGCAGCTTGGCACCATGGGCGACTTGGCGGCCGGCGGCGGAACGAACTGGGGGTCTGTGGCTGGAATGGCCGGTAAGGCCCTTGGCCAGATGGGCAAGCAAGCCGAACCCCAAGCCTCTCTCGGGAGCCTCCCCGGGGTGGGAAGCGGATCTCACATCCGGCCGGTACCGGTTGAATACGCCCTTCCCCTGATGGAACTGATGCGGGGGGCCGGAAGGGGCCGGAAATGACCAGAGAGGAACTCGACGCCTACCTCGCCCAGAAGGAACAGGAAAAAGGGCTGCGGCCCGGCGAGTTTCGCGCTCTCTGGCAGCAGGAGTCGGGAGGTTCGATCGACCCCAACCTGAAGGGCGTCTATCTTCCCAAGCACGGTACTGCGGCAAGCGGGCCGTTTCAGGTAATGCCGAACATGCACCCGCAATTCCCTGTCGGCGGCTCTCTGAAGGATCAGGCGGATTACGCGGTCCAGTTCTATGCCGGCGGCGGCGGGACGCCGGAACAGCGCATGCGGCGCTACTACGGCACCGGTGTCGCCCCGAAGGGCTTCCCGACCACGGATCAGTACGTCGCCCAGACAATGGGCAGGATGGGCCAACAACCCACGCAACAACAACAGCAGGCGCCTTCCGCGCCAGTATCGCAGGAGCAGGAAATGGCCAGCCCGAACTTCCAAGGTTCATCGTATGAGCCTCAATACATGGAAATCCCTCAGCCGTCGAATTACGACGACCTGCCGCAGGTTCCGAAGCCCCGGGAGCTAACCGGTGTCAACAAGTGGCTGGCGAATCCTCTGACGCAGATGGGCGCTGCCATCATGGCGGCTTCCGGCTCCCCTCTGGGCGCCCCGATTGGGTATGGAATTGCCAGTGCCGCTTCCGGTCTGGGTGATGCGCAGAAAGCCGAGAACGACCTGTACGAACTGCAGATGAAGCGGGAGCAGGCCCGGCGCCAACTGATGACCGAGGACCGCAAGTCCCGCATGGAGGCGATGGACTGGAATCAGAAGCAGGCGGCCATGGTTCAACTTATGACCCTTGCCGACCAGTACGATGCCAAGGGCGACCCACTGACGGCAGCGAAGATCCGCGCCGGGATCAAGTCCGGGCTGGACGAGAACTTCAGCCTGACGCCGAAGTACGTCTATGACCCCGAAACCAAGACGACCAAGGAAATCACCTACAGCAGCGCCGGCAAGCGCATGGAGCGCGACCTTGGCAAGAGCATCCCGCTCGGCGAATCGCCCGACCTGAAGGGGGCGCAAGCGTCGGCGACGGCGGCCGGCAAGGTGCTTGGCGAGAATGAGGCGACCCAGACCATCAAGGCGCCGCAGATCATTTCCGCGGCAGACAACTCGCTGAAACTTCTGGACGCATTCGAGAAGCATCCGGGCAAGGAATGGGTCACTGGCCCTGTGGCTTCGAAGGTTCCTGAAGCGGCGTTTTCCGGAACCCCGGGCGCCGGGTACATCGCGCTGCAGAATCAGATCCTTGGCGGCGAATTCCTGAACGCCTTCGAGTCTCTTCGCGGAGGCGGTGCGATTACCGAAATCGAGGGCCAGAAGGCGACGCAGGCCCGCACCCGGATTTCACGCGCTCTCAACGATGCAGACAGGACGCAGGCGATCAACGACCTTCGCGAAATCATCAATATCGGCAAGGCCCGGGCGGCCGCCGGTATCCGTGTCCCGAACCCCTACACCGGAAACTTTGGCGGGAGCGCAACTTCTCCCGCAACGCAATCCCCCGCCGCTGCCCAACCCGCCGGTCCTCCTCCCTCGCAGGCGGGCGGTGGCGGATGGGGGATCAAGAGGATTGACTGATGGCACGATATGAGATTTCCTCGCCTACCGGCGAAAAGTTCGAAATCACGGCACCCGATGACGCGACCGAAGACCAGATTCTTGCCTACGCCCAGAAGAACATGCCTGCGGCGGCTCCCCAGTCCACGCAAAATGCCCCGCAGGCACCTTCCGCGGCCCCACAAGAGCCTCAGCCGCTCGGGTGGGGTGATGTTCCACTGGAGGCCCTGAAAAACGCTCCTGCAAGCGCCGGGCGTGTCATCGGCGGTCTGGCAGATACCGTCGCCCACCCGTGGGAAGCATTTAAATCCGCGGTCGATCTTGGTACCGGTGGCCTGCGGGCCGGAATGAAGGCCGTGGCGCCTGACTTCACCGCCCGGCGGGATGCCGCCATGCGCGAAGACAACCCGGAATCCTACGCCCAGTCTGTCCGTGCTGACGCCATGGCTTCCGGGGCATGGGACATGCTGAAGAATCGGTATGGAGGATCTGAGGAACTGAAGAAGACCCTTGCGACCGACCCAGTCGGGGTGGCCGGCGATCTGGCCATGCTGACGGGTGTTGGATCTGCTGCCCTGCCGGGAAAGGCAGGAGCTTTGGCCGGTACCGTATCCCGGGCGGTCGATCCACTCTACCAAGCCGGCCGCGGGGCTGCCAAGGTTGCCGACGCGATCGTTCCGAACATCCTTGGGACGACTACCGGCGCCGGGGCCATGCCTATTCGCGAGGCGTATCGCGCAGGCCGTGAAGGCGATCCGAACAGCGCGGCATTCCGCCAGAACATGCGCGGTGAGGTTTCCGGGCAGGAAGTGGTCGATTCAGCACGGCAGAACCTTGCCAACATCCGGGCAGAGCGTCAGGCGCAGTACCAAGCCGATTCAGCAGGGTGGAAGGGGGCAAACGCTCCGGTCGATTTTGCGCCGATCGACAAAGCCTATCAGGACATGGTTTCCTCAATGCAGCATCGTGGGAAATTCAAGGTCGGCGACCCGCAGCAGGCGGTGGTGGCGAGGATCGGCGAGGCTATTGACGAGTGGCGCATGGACCCCGGCGCTCACACTGTCAATGGGCTGGACGCGCTCAAACAACTGATCAACGACCTGCCATACGACCGGGTCAATGCCCCGAGCGCGGGCCGGGGTATCACCCAGATGCGGGACGCGATCAGCCGCGAGATCAAGGCCAATGCGCCCGACTACGCCAAGACCATGGAAAACTGGGGCAAGGCTTCCGACGAAATCGACCAGATCACGAAAACCCTGTCCCTTGGGGACAAGGCTTCTGTCGATACCGCGCTGCGGAAACTCACATCCCTGACGCGCAACAATGCGAATACGAACTACGGGTATCGGCTGGAACTGGCCAACAGGCTTCAGGAAGCCGGAGTGCCGCTGATGCCGCAGGTTGCCGGGCAGGCGCTGAACAGCCCGACGCCTAGGGGATTGCAGTCTGCGATAGCAACAGGAGCTGGCGGCGCTGCGCTGGTTACAAATCCGTGGGCGCTTCCGGGTCTTTTGATTGCTTCTCCAAGGACGGTCGGCGAGGCTGCACACGCCGCTGGCAGGGTGGCAGGAAAACTCCCCGCAGGCCAAGCAATGACGCTGCCGGCCTACGGGGCGCAGGACACTTCTACGCTGCTTGACCTTCGGCGGGAGCTTGAGAAGCGGCGGGCTTCACGCTAGATTTCGCAAGGCACTCGGGGCATTTCCGGCGCTTGACCAAAATGCCCCGTTCCCGGCGCCAGACGAATTTCGAGCCGAGAATCCCGACCTTGATCTGGTTGCAACTTGGACAGATCCACGAGACGTTTTTCATGGCTAGAACGGAATATTGTCGCCAAGGTCATCGAAGTTGCCGGTAGGCTTCGGCGGGACGTACTGGCTCGGCGCCTGTTGTTTCTGCGGCGGCCGGGAGTCGCTTCCGCCTTCCTTCTTGCCGAGCAGGGTGAGGTCATTCACCCTGACGTCGAGGCTGCTGCGCTTCTGGCCTTCCTTGTCCTGGTACTCGCGCAGGGTGACTTCGCCGGAAATCCCGACAAGCTGGCCCTTTTTCAGGTACTCGGCGACCGCTTCGCCGCGCTTTCCCCACATCGCGCAATTGACCCACGTGGTAGTGGCTTTGTCGCCGAAGCCGGACTTGACGCCTACCGAGAACGATACAACTGCATCCCCTGAAGGCGTGAAACGCTTTTCACAATCCCGTCCCAAATTGCCAGTGAAATTCCAGACGTTCATTCTTTTTCTCCCTTGGTTTCGAGCCAGACCACTTTCAGCAGTTCGGCCACGGTTGATTCGATTTCGCCGTCGAGCTTGACGATTTCTTCACGAATTTCCTTGATGATCGATTCGTCGCGGTACAGGCGCCGGATGAACAACTGCTGCTCCTCTGGCATCCGTGGATCGTAAGAAACGAAGTCCCACCAGTCGCGCTCGGTGCAATCCATGCAGAACTGCATCTGCAGGCGATGCTCTGGAGGGACTTTGCCGGCGATTGCCCATTCGATATGCGTTGCCGTGTTTGGGCTTTTTGCCTCGACCCCGCCATTGATGCCCACCAGACCGTCAGGGGACGCGCCAGAGCGAATAATGCTTGGGTGGGCAATGAACCCTACGTCCTCGACCTCGAATCCCGTAGCAATCGAATACGCGGCTTTGGCGAAAGGCTCGTTTTCGATTCCCCACTTCATCGGGCCGCTGACGAAACGCTCTGCGGGAAGTCCGGAGATACGCTCGACCGCCAGTTCAGTGCGGTACCCCTTGCGGGTGGCGGCTTCCCCTGATTTGATCTTGGCCATCACGTCATTCATGCGGCTGGCGGTGATCATGCCGACCCGAGCCAGAAGCCATTCTGCCGATCCCTGTTCCATTACTTTCCCTCCCCGCTGAACTTGTTGGCTAGAGCCTTGGCCATGGCGGATATTTCCTTCAGGGCCTCGCCATTCTTCGCCTTGACGGCCGCCGCACGGGCTTCCTTGATCAGGGCGCTGGCGGTTCCCTTGTCTTCTGCCTCGCCGGCCATCTTCAGGACGGCTTCGAAGTCATAGTCGGCAGTTTGGTACCGGGATTCTTCGTCCTCGCCTGTTTCCAGAAGGAAGGTCTTCAGCAGGGCGTATTTCGTCGCGTAGCTGGCTGCTTTGCCGGGCGCCTTGTCGCCGTTGTCGAGGGCGTGGGCGATCACGGAAACCACCAGCTTGTCGTCGGGCTGGTCGATGTTGATGAAGGAAACGACGTACTCGGCGCGGAGCAGGCGCTGCTTTGACCCTTCTTCCTTGTGGTCGAATTCCGACGTGATGCAGGACACCGCGACGGCGATGCCGGCTTCGATCAGGTGTTTCCTGAGCAGGGCGGTAACGGCGTCGTGGGTAACGGCCCGGTATGCGCCGCCAACATCCTTGTCCTTCTGGATGTAGCCGATGGCCCGCTGGACAGAATTGATTCTCTGGTAGATGTTGAGGGGCTTGCCCTCGACGGTGGGGGAAAACTCGGTGGTCATCTGGATCTCCTGTGATCAGCGGCAAGTAGTGTTGCAAACTTGCCGACTTCCGACCCAGTAGCATTGCGTGTAGCAACTATATGCGTAGGTCATCGTGGAGGCGGCGAGTAGCAGAATGGCGATTGTGGTCTTCATGATTTTCTCCTGTGGATTGAAAGCCCCTGCTGTCGGGCCACTTGATTCCCGGCTGGAATTACCCGGCGTTCGTCGTGGCCCCGTTGCAGGGGATGTCAGAATTATCTCAACTGTGAATCAGTGTGTCAACTATTTTTGTGCGGCCATCCTGTTCCACTCGGCGACGAGTCCGACATGGGAGATACGGCCCATCTGCGGGGCCACCTGATCAACCGCGGCCATGGCGGCCTGCAGTCGGAAGTGGGCAAGGGCGCTGAAGGAAACTTCGACCGGATCCAGACCGGCGGCGCGGCACTCGGCGACGAAGATCAGATCAAGGCGGGCGGCTTCGGCGTTGTCGATGTACTCGCAGGATTCTGCAAGCTGGTCGATGAAGGCCGAGAGGGCGAAGAGTTGAAGGCGGGTCATGGTTTTCTCCTGTGGTTGGTTGGTACAGATGAGATCATACTCTTCTCAGAGAGTCTGTCAATCCCCTTTGTGATTTATTTTCACATCGGATAACATTGACCGGTCAATCACAAGGAGAACAGCATGAACATCACCCAAGCAATCGCACACTTTGGCAACGGATCCCGGCTGGCAGAGGCGCTCGGAATCATGCCGAACGTCATCAGCATGTGGAAGGCCCGCGGGAACAAGATCCCGATGGACGTGCAATGGCAGTTGGAACTGGGAACCGAAGGCAGGCTGAAAGCCGACCAGCGGCCGCTGCTGACGAAAGAGCAGCGCGACGCATTCAGGGAAGTGCTGATCAGCGGCCGGAAAAAGCCGGGCTGAAAATAGAAGCCCCCCGGGACCGCAGAGGAACCCGGGGGGCAGCACCAGTCCCACAGGAGAGCAGAACAGATGCCGTGATTTTACCCAAATGCGCCCGAGGCGCAATTTTTTTGTCCAAAGGTATTGACGCACTCACTCAGAAGAGTATGATGTTTCCTGTACCAACCACCCAACAGGAGATTGCCATGTACCACCAGACTCTGAATGCAGCCCTCGACGCAGCAAACGTCAAGGACTTCTGGCCGCTTGGCAGCAACATCAACTATGGCCAGACCGTTCGTCATCTGATCGACACTGGCGACACCTACGGCCGGAGAAAAGATCCGGTTTTCCGAGTGATCTCGGTCTATCGCGACGAGCGCGGCCTGTACGAAACCGCAGTCACCTACAAGACCGCCTAAGAGGAGAGCGACATGATCACCGTAACCCAAGTCAAGGACTTCCTGTCCAGCCGCCAGATCCGGGAGCGCAATCTCGGTTCCTTCTTCTCGCTGAAGAGTGCAGAAGATCAGCTTGGCTGGTACTTCGTCCATAGCGTCTGCCGCGTCGACCGCTTCTAACCAACCGCCGGGGGACGGCCTCCCCCACTTCCCACAGGAGAAAACCATGAATCACAAGCAGCAACTTGTCCTCGCAACCGCCGAGGCCCTCACATCCTACGGATACGACGTCTATCTGGGCCGTTCTGGAGAGTTTGGCTTCTACACCGACGGGAAGCGAGTCGTCTCGTTCGGCTCCCCATTCAGTTTCGGCCTTGACTTTACCGGCAACTACCTGCCGTCCCGGGAGTGCGGTACCGGCTGGCAGATTGCCACCGAACGTGGTGTGCCGTCGGCGCATGAGGCCGAGTTGTGGATCTCGCAAAACGCCCCGCACTGGACCGGAAACAAGAACCCGATCTACACGACTCCGGAGCGCCACCTGAAAACCTACGAAGTCTCGTGCGGCTACTCCAAGTTTTCTGCCGGCCAGCAGGTGGCGTGATGGCATTCAAGGTTCCCAACAAGTTCAGGATCCGCGACGGCCGCTCCGGCAGTTCAGACGACATCGGAAACGCAGGCGCCTTCGCTATAAAACTCAAGCATGGCCAGCAGGTTTTCGCCATTGCCAGCGATGGTTTAGGGTGGGAACACGTCAGCGTCAGCCGCCGCGACCGCTGCCCGACGTGGGACGAAATGTGTCAGGTGAAAGGGCTGTTCTGGGACGACGATGACTGCGTCGTCCAGTACCACCCGCCCAAAAGCCAGTACGTCAACAATCACCCGTACTGCCTGCATCTGTGGCGTCAGGTTGGGTCTGAATTCCCGTCGCCGCCGGCAGTCCTTGTCGGCATCAGGGGGTCATCATGAAGCGTATCGCCATCATCCTTGCCCTGCTGTCAGGCCCGGCCGCCGCGGAAAGCTGGCAGTCGGTCGAGTGGTATGCAGAACTGGTCGGAGGCGGCGAAATCCGCCTGACGCTGAAGGACACCGGGGACACCCGCTGCCCGCTGCAGGCCTACCAGATCGACTACCGGCATACCGTGAC